AAATCTCTGCTGACCACCTGTAGTCATTGAGTCACGTTTTCTTGACATTAACCATTTGTAAGTTCTAAATCCAGACCAAAGCATACAATCAACATGTTTTTCTTCTTCTAACTCAGGTATGCTACAAGAAGAATCATGGGCTTCTTCTACTATGTTATCCCATGCTTCATTGTCAATTAATGCAGAATATAAATCTTCAGGGTGTTGTCTAGAACCTATAACAATAATTGATGTATGTTCCTCTTTTCTTGATGCAAGTGTTGTTGTCCACCAAGTTTTTGTATTTCTTCTTGCACTTGGTTGTGCAGTAGATGCATGGTCTTCAATGTCATCTGCAATAATAATGTCACAGTCTCTTGATAATATCTTTCCACCTTTACCAATACCAATCATTGTTGGTGACTTTATACCATGAACTGTCCTAGTAGAAACTGTAAAACCATTTTTTGACCAAGATTTACCAGTTCTTGTTCTTGGCTTGAAAGAACCCATAGGTCCACAAAAGTCTTCTTTTAATCTAGCGTTTGATTCTAAAGTATCTAATACAGAAGATACAGAGTTTTTTGCAATATCTTCATTACCACCTACCCACATAATTCTTACATTTGGATTTTTACATATTTGATATATAGCAAAATGTATAAGAAGTTCTGTTTTGCCATGTCTAGGTGGTGACATAATTAATAACTGTCCACCTGTATCTATAGAATTATTTATTGATTCAATCCATCTTTCATGAAAAGGTGCAGTTTCAAAAGGTACACCACGTTCTGTTAAAAAATATCTTTCTCTAAATGTTCTAAAACTATCTAATGATTCTATTGCAGCATTTGGAACTTCCCAATCTGCTTGTGCTTTTTCATATTCCAAATCTTCTTGATATGCAGATAGAAATCTTGATATCTGTGCTTTTGATACTTTTAATAAATCTGCTGCATCATCTCTTGTTATCTCATCACCAAGAACTTCATGCACTATACCTTCTGCTACAAAGTTTTCGTATTTAGGTCCTCTACGCGCAGAAGCTCTTCCATCTTCAGCCTGCGTTTGTTTTTTAGGTTGCTTAGCTTTAGTATTAGATTTTTTTTCAGGAAGTAAATATACTTCACCTTTTTCTTTAGCTCTTGATTTTCTTTTATCAACAAGTTGTCTACATTTAGTTGAACAAAATTTTCTTTGACCTTTAGGAAGAGTATTAGAACATTCTGGAACAGCGCAAACAACATTTACCATTTTGTCTTATTAGCCCAATAGGCTGCAGACATTTTTCCCTTCCTAATATTTTTAGCATGTCTAGCCTTAAATGATTTACGTCTTGCTTTGTCTCTTTTACTTTTAGGGTTTTTACCTGCACCAGAAACACCCTGTTGTCCAAATCTGATAAGTTTTACCTTACCCCCTTCTTTCGCAAGAACGGCATGAGATTTGGTAGGGTGCTTCGGTGTTCTCTTTGGCTTGTTGTACCCAGAAAATCTTTCGCCTCTATATGTAATAGCCATTAGCTCATTTTAGGTTTACGATTACCATTTGAACGTAACTTTTTAAAGTCAGCTCCAGTAATCTTGTCATATGGTGGAGCAACAGCAGCTATTTTCTTTTGTGCTGCAGAATATTCTCCATTACCCTTTGGCATTATTTACCTACCTTTTTTTGTGCGTTCACATGTGATTTAGAAAAACTAGAACCACGTTTCATTGAGTTTACCATATATTGAATATGTTTTTTTGTATGATGCTTAGAATGTTTTTTCAAAGCAGTCTGTTGTCTTTTAGTCAACTTGCTAGCATCAACGCCTTTAATCTTCATCTTTTTTTCTTTTTCCTGACTGCCCTTGATTTCTGTACAGCTTTCAAATCTATATACCTACCTTCTTTATAGGCTTTAGAAGTACGTTTGATTTCAGCAGCAACAGAAGACCTAGAACGTTTTTTATTGTCAAGATATTTTTTAGGTACACCTTTTTCATAAGGAACCTTACGTTTACTTTTTCTTTTTTTTCTTGGCACTAGACTTCTTCTTACTTCCACGCTTTATGTCATTATCTTGAGAATGACCACCCCTAATAAAACTATTAACTCTCCCCATAGCCCAAGCAGCCATGGAAGATGACTTACTACCTGATGATAGATATGCTCCTTGTCCACGCCTATAAACTCTGGCGAGTTGTCCATATGTATATTTGGACTTTGCAGCTTTCTTTTGTAATGCAGCTTTTGTTTTTGCATTTAGTGGTTTCCTTGCAGGTTTCTTTTTAGCCATCAATCATCACCTGCCCAATTAGGATTACCTGCGTATTCATCAGTTGTTTCTTCCATTATTCTTCCTCTAATCTATTTTTTAACTCTACCATAGATTTCATGTTTTCATTATAGTCGGAAACAAACTTTTCTATCAATGCATCTATTTTAGATACATTAGGTTTTTTATTTATAAGTTTAGAACCACATGCTTCAGATAAATCTATAGCCCATGCTTTTAAATCATCTGCTGTTATAAATATGTTTGGTTGATTTTTTATGGACATGTCCACCTCCTCTGAAATTAAGTTACATACCTTTTTTCTTCTTTTTGGCTTTTTTCATATTCTTGCCTTTATGATACATAGTCACCTCCTGAGCTTTTTATTATAGTCTACGCACGCAAGATTTTTGCATATCTTGAATGCTCTTTTAACCACCAGTTCTTTTTTACAAGAATTGCATTTGGTCTTCATTTGCTCTATTATAACATTTACTATGGAGGACAAAGATATAAATAAAATTGCTAGACAAGTGGCTCTTAACTTAGACCATCTTATGGCGCAAGTTGATTGGACATACAACAGACATTCTTCTTGTTTAGCATGTGGTGAAAAATATAAACATCATGAAGATGGTTTACCATGTCTATCTGATACAAATAAAAAAGCTATCGTTAAGCAGCGATAACCTTATCTACTAACTCCATACTTACTTGTATCTCTTTCACAAATCCTGTTGCTAGCATATCGCTAATCGGAACAATCATGTTGCGTGAAAAAAATTTTTTGTTTTCTGTTTCTATTATCTTGTATTTATTGTCAGACAGCCAGTCTATAATGTATGGATTCAACTCAGTTGGATTCCAATACAATAATCTGTTGGTTGGGTATATCCAGTAAAAAAGATAGTCAGGAAAAGTTTTCAATGCACAACCTATAGTTTTTTTTGTAGGGTGTACTATCTGAATCTCCAGAGCTACATTGTCTGTTGTTACTGATTGTGTATCAGTTTTTACTTCAAAATATTTTGTGTCCATCTCGTTGGAGACGACAAAGAAGTCCGCTCCCAGTTTTTGTTCCCAGGTGTTAGTTGGTCGTACAATGTAAATTGATTTATCTTTTTCTTTTTTGCTTTCATAGAATAACTTAACAAGCTGTTCACCTTGTATGCCTGTTTCCAGGGTTTCTTCAAATTCATAAATATTGTCCTCCTTTATTTAAAAGTATGTTATCATAGATTAGTTTTTACACAAACATTTGTAAATTAGTACAGCGTTACAGGTAAAGATGCTATCGGACGGCAGAAAGCTAATTACTGTGCTACGGTGCAGGACTGGGATTACCACAAGATTAGTACCCGAGGACGCAGGAAAACTTACGAATTAAATTTTTTTTATACCGTGCGTATATGTCCGCACTCGCCTAAAAGCACATTCATACTATAAATTACAAACATTGTGCTTTTTACTGTACATATGCTATACTATACAGGACACCTAGCTATGCAGGACTAAGTCCTCCTGTAACACTTATTCCCAGTCACTAATATGGTTAGGTGTCACGTTTTTTTTAAGTCAGTTACCATAAATATTTTTAGAGGTTACATACACTACCTACCCCACCCCACATTAAATACCCCCGTAACAAGGTCTGAAGCGTTACTTTACATGTTGACTATACTATATCCCACCCACCCACCCGCGTGATATGACACGCGTTACACGAACCAATACCTATACAAACCTATGTACAAATTTACTATATATATACCCCCGTATGTTAAGATGTGTCTAGTGTTTAGGTATCAAATGTTTCCCTTTGTTCTAAACCTCAGACAATACATATAACACTATCCCTACAATATACATACTATATATAGTGTATATCTCTATCTCTTACATTAAATATACATAAGTAAATCGAGCGTGTTCAATGCCGTGTCGTAGGTAAGACAACAGGTACGGTATATTCAATTCTAGTCAAGGTCAGAAAAACAAAGTCAAATCGTGTCGGTAATAATCTTTAGTGCTTGGTGGCACGCAATCATGTAACTAACCCGCTACCTACCCCATTCCTATCAGGTTGCGCACCAGTCGCACGGAAAGATTTTCACTTCCCTATCGGCTAACG